ATCAGGCTCACGCCGCGCAGGGCACCGGACTTGGGACGGCGCAGGGTCAGTTCGCTGATTTGGGTATTGCCGCGCGTCAGCGGCTCGTCCAGCTCGATGACGACGGTTTCGATCTTGGTGGCGGGTGCGGTGGTGGAAGTCATGGTGTTTCCTTGTCAGATAGGGAATAGAGAAAGGCGGGCGGCGGGACGCCGCCTAGCGATTACAGGCCGATAGCCTTGCGGATGTCGGCGCGGCGATCTTCGCCGCCGACGATCTCGATACCGTTCATGAAGTCGAAATCGAACATCACTTCGTTGTCGATGGTGAGCTTGTAGGCGCTCAGGGGCATGCTGAACTTGTGCGAGGTGTCGTCGCCTACCTTGGCATTGCCCATATCCACTTCTTTATAGCGGCCGCGCACAGTGATTTCCACCGCCTGCACGGAACCATCGTTATCGTTCTGGTAAGCGCCGGCGAAGCGCAGTTGCACGGCACCGTGGGACTTGGCCGCGTACTGTTTAAGTGCTTCCTTGACCAGGCCGCCGGCGGTCCATTCCAGCTGGATGGCTTCCTGGCCCAGGTCCACCGAGACCGGACCGGACATGCCGCCCGCGCGATATTCCTCCATCTTGCGCGACAGCTTCGGCAAGGTCACCTCCGTGGCCACGCCGGCAAAGCTGATGCCGTTCTCGAACAGATTGAAATCCTTCAGTTTGTGGGGCATGCCCATGTCTTGCTCCTATGATGTGAGGACGGGAGGCGGCCGGGCGTACCGGCCGGCTACCCATTAGGCGGCGACGCGCGCGGCGAAGTCGGCCAGGTATTGATCGGTAATGCGCTGCTGGAACAGCAGGTTTTCCACGGGAGGAACTGGCGTATAGCCGTAGTCGATCACGAGCTGGCCGGCCTTCAGGGTTTCCTTTTCGTTGAACTGCTCGTCAAACCAAGCTTCACCGTCGATGATGTAGCCGCTGGCCTTCAAGGATCGGAACTTGGCATTGATGCTGGCCACCAGATCCTTGACGAGCGAGGGCGTCATCGGCAGGTCGACATAGACCATATGCGCCTCGGCAATGGTGTCGGCCAACATCTGTGCGGTGCGGGTGTAGTTCTCGAAGGGGAAGTAACCGCCCTGGATTTCGCAGGTGCGCGAGCCCCAGAAGCGGTAGCCGCTCATGTTGATGAGGGTAGTGACTTCCTTGGCATTGAGCACGCCCGCATCGGTGGCCGGGTCTTGCAGATCCCAGAATACGTCACGGCTGATGCCGGTCGGGCCGTTCACCACCACATTGGACAGCGTCTTGTGCCAGCCGGTCTGCTCGTCGATCTTGGCGCGCAGACCCAGCGCGTAGGCCACGGCCGAGATACTCACATCGGCATTCGAGGTTGTGTCCCACGAGACGAATTCCGGCCAGATCAGCATGACCTCACGCTGGCCAAACTCGGCACGATAGGCCGTGGCGGCGACCACCGTGGCGCAGTTCCAACACGATGCGTAGACGAACGCGCGCAAGGTTTGCGCCAGGGAGGCCAGAGCATTGGTCACCGCCTTGGTATCCAGGCCCGGCGCACCCAGGATGCGCGGCTTGATGCCGAGCTTGGCTTGCGCCGCCAAGAGAGCCTTGGAACCGGTATAGCGGCCCTCCGCCGAGACGCCGCCAATGACTAGGCTGGTTTGCTCGGCTTCGTCGTCGCCTTCGGCCACTCGCACCAGCACCACCAGCGGTTTGGCCTGCGCGGCGATGGCTTCCAGCACGCGGCGCATCGTGCCGCGCTTACCGGCCTTGGCCTGCGCCGCGACAACGTTGGTAATCAGAACTGCGGTGTCCAGGGGGAAGGCGTCCGCGTCCGCATCGTCGGCCGTGACGATCACGCCGATAACGGCGGTGGAGATGGTACGGATGGGGCGCGTACCCTCGTTGATTTCGATGACGCGCACGCCATGGTGGTAGTCAGCTGCCATAGTGATAACTCCTAGTGGTTCGGATTAGGCTTGCGCCGGGGATGCTGCGGTAGGCTCTTCCGCCGGTTCCGCCGGCGCGGGGATTTCTTCGATGACCCACTCGCCGGCGGTGTCATATTCCGGATCCATCGGACGGAAGGGCGAGAGCCAGCGCGCGCGGTGGCCGGTCGGGATTTCCGGCACGGCCATCTGCACCGCTTGATAAGGCACGTTGAGACGATCCTCCATTGGGAAGGGATAGGCAGTCACGGTATGCAGAAAAACGCCGTTGTCGTCGGTCTGGTAGCAAGTAATCGGGGGCATGATCAGAGGTGAATACGTGGATTGAATGCGGTGTGTTTGGGGGCTGTTTCTGCCCCTGCGATGCCGGCGGCCACAACGCCGGTCACGGCTCGCGTGCCAATGGCTTGTGAGCCCCCGGCGCCGTAGGGAACGACATCAGTGCCGCCCACACCGCTGGAAAAGATCAGGCCGTGGTTGTGGTCCTTGAGCGTGTCGCCCTTATAAGCGCCAAGCGTGCGCGCACTGCCGTTATCGGCATCCGTGCCGGTGAAACGGGGAAACACGTCACGCAGATCCGGGAAGCGGAAGGTATTGGCATCCACATCGGCAAACTTGAACGTCTTCGCGGTCCAGTTCGCGGCGGCGACGCTATGCCCGTTCTGCTGTGCCCATGCCCAAATTGATGCTTGACTCGTCTTCGAGCCAAGCCCACCGACCAGGTCGGCCTCATACGATCGAGGTGCAGCGGTGGTGCCGAATTCCAATGCACCGCAGCGCAAGGTCCGGTAACCATGAAACTCGCCAGTGCCGGCTACGTCCACCCACTCCACCAAGCCAATGCTCTTGACCATCACTACATCGACGAGCTTCTTTGCAGGAACGGCCGTCAGGAAAGGAATTACCCCGGCCATGGCTTGCGCAATCGCGCTGGCCACAAACTCGATATTGGCCACCTGCCCCACATCGGCACCGGCCGCCGGAGTGGGTGCTACCGGCTGGCCAGTGAACACGGGTGATTTGAGTGGTGCCAGGTCGGCATGCGTATGCGCTTTCGGTGCCGCATAGGCCACGATGGCATCATCCGCATATTTGCGCGTGGCCAGCACCACCGCAGGATCAATCTTCAGCTCGACGGCTGCAGTGCTCGACACCAGCAAGACAACGCGCACGACCTGATCCTTTCCGGCACCGTCACTCAGCAGAGGCTTATAGCTGGGCGGGCAGTTCGCGACTGCGCACAAGTTGCCGGCGTCATCGAAGATGCCGATTTCACGCACCCACCAGCCGCCGACATCGGCCGGCAACACCTGCTCAATGATGATCTGACTGGGATTCTTCGGATCTTTTTCCAGGGTATTGATCGGGGCGCGGCGCTGTTCCTTGATCAGGCTTGTCTGCTTGCGGTCGGGCATCGGCACGACGCCATTGCCATCGCCCACGGCCATGTGCGTGAGCTTCAGCGGAATGCCCAGCGCCAGGGCATTGGCGATTCGCGCCTCGCCGATCTCGGTCGGAATAGAAAAATAGGTGCTCATGGGTAGATGCTCATGATTTCAATAATGTGGGTGGCGCAACCGATGAATGGCCCGCCGGCGGTCTCAATGCTGTCCGGCGACCAGGGATAGACGGTGACGGCCTCTCCAAACTGCGCGTATGCGCCGACGTTGATCTGTCCACGGGTCTCCAGATGGATGCGCAGCCCAGTCAGATGACGGGATAGCGGCTTGGCGTCGTCAATGAGCCGTTCCATTTCTAGGAACATGGCATCGGTGATACCTGAGTCCAGTACGCCGACCTCAAGAGCGAAGGTGCCGCGTGGGCCGCGTGGTTCGGTCTGCCACCATTCACTGATCTTGATGATGTATCCCAGGGATTCGACCACGCCGCGCACGGCCGCGATGGTGCCCTTGTGCTGGTGGATGTAGCGGGCGGCCTTGATCGTGCCGCGCTTGATGGTCTCGGGCCAGGTATCCTCCCAGCGATCCACAGAAAAGGACCAGGCCAGGAAGGGCAGCAGATCCACCGGGCAGCGGTCGGGATTCCACACATCCCGAATCGGCACAGGCGTATCGGCCAGGGCAGCGCAGGCGCGAGCCAGCGCACGCTCCAGGGGCGTGGTGTTCGGCGGCAAGGTGGGGACATGGTTATACACCGTCCACCTCTTCCAGCACCTCGGCGGTGATCTTGATTCCGGTGCAGCGGGCAGCCTGCGTGCGCCCGCACAGAATGTCAGCGGCCGGCGACTTCACCAAGACATTGCGCACGCCCTCGACCTTCAGCGCGGCCACGTAGGCATTGCGGTAGACGCTAAAGCCGAGTGGGCGCAGTGGTTTGGACATAGCGGCCGCGTTCGCCCGGGCAGCATTGAGAGCGATGGGGGCCTCGGGGCCTTTCTCGACATACACCACCGCTTCCAGCACATAGTCCGTGACCTGGCCCTGCACCACCGATACCAGATCACCCAGCGGCCGGACATCCTCGGCCGACAGCGCAGCATCGACAACCTGCAGCAGGTCGGCCGGCGCCTGCCAATCGTCCGAATTGGCCAGGATCGCTACCACCACTTCGCACGGCGCAGGGCTGACAGCGCGTGCATCCAGCACGCGTCCATCAGCGCTGCGGGCGTGGAATTCGTAGGCATTACGGGGGCCGGCCGTTGACAGCGCGTCAGGCGCTTCCTGAATGCGCAGGCGGTAGGCGTCGTTGCCCTCCAGCACCTCGACTACCGGTGGCGATGCATCTGGATCAGCCTCGACCAGCACCAGGCGTTTGACGTTGGTGTTAGCGCCGATCTGGTCGAGGTCCGCATCGATGGCAAACGGTAGCATGACGGCCTTCGCGGCATCGTTGATACGGTTTCGCAGCAGCAGCTCTTGATAGGCGTTCTCCTGCAGCAGCTTGGTGGCCGGCTCGGATTCCAGGGACAACACATTGGCGGCGGCTTCGCGTTCGTCATCAGGCAGCAGGGCAAGGACGGCTGCTTTGCGATTGGCAAAGATCGTCTCGAAGTCCAGGGTTTCCAGCACTTGCGGCGCGGGCAGCAACGACAGATCAATGGGCGAGCTCATTGCGTCGCCCCTTCGCGGACCTGCACGGAGAATTCGACAGCGGTGCCATTGGTCACGCCCTGCAGAACCACGGAGACTGCACCGCTGGCGTCCCTGTTGAGGTTCACCGACGACAACGAAATGCGGGGTTCCCACAACGTCAGGCGATAGGCCACGGCCGCATAGATGCGCATGACGGTCACGCCATTCAGGGGCTGGTCGATCAGTTCGGGGATTTCCGATCCATAGGTGCGGCGATAGAGGCGGGTGCCCAGCGGCGTCATGAGTATGTCGCGCACAGACTGGCGGATGTGATCCAGCAGAGACATGCTGCGGCCGGTGGATGCGTTCATGGCGATCATGGCAGCGGCGCTCCGGATTTCTCATCGCCGCGCTTGACCTCGCCGTGCGGGTGATTGCGCAGGCTGATGTCGCCAGCCTTGATGTCGCCGGTGGCCGTCACGTCGCCCTCAATGACGATTGCTGCGCCACCATCGCCGCCCAAGACCTTGGCACCATTGTTCAGGGCGCTGAAGCCTTCCACCACCAAATTACCCTTAATGGTCACATTGCCAGTGCAGGTGGTTTGTGGTGCGTCGGCGGTCACCGCATCGGCTTTCACCAGGGCCGAGCTGCCGGCCGGCAGGATGGCTGACAGCGAATGCTTGGCGAAGTCATAGAGCACCACGGCACCGTCAGGATAGTGGATGGAGCGGATTTTGAGAGAGGTTTGTGGTGCCGCCGACTCGGCCGAGAACAGTCCGGCCAGGGCTTTACCTTGGGTCAGGTCGCCGTTGGGAGAGAAGACGATGACCTGCTCGCCGATGGATGGCGGGCACCAATCGACGACATCACCCGCGCGCAGAGCAATCCACTGCAGCCAAGAGGTCAGCAACGAAGGCGACAAGCGCACGCGTACCTTGTCCGCATTAATCTCGGCAATCTTGCCGGTGCGGATCAAATTAGGAATCGTGCGAACGAGTTCGGAGAGGTCGGGCGTCATGCAACCCATGTTGCCGGATCGCGCGCGGGAAGGCACTTGGCAACGGGTTGATATCGGCGTTTCTGACCATGACCTCTACATGGACCTTACTGGATGGAAAAGGCGGGGATGCACGATTCGTTTTTTTTCAGATGCTAGGGCCTGTTCCCATTCAATCTGCGAGTGCGATTGAATGGGAACAGGCCCTAGAAGAACAGCCACGCCAGCCCATCGACCTCAGCGCAACACCAGAGAAGTGGCGGCCTGGGCGAAGGTGGCTATAGGCGACGATGCGCCCGATCTGACCGCATCGGATTCGACGCGGAATACGCTGACCGCATCCCATAGCAATTGCGCCTGTTGCTGCAGACTTTCTGCGGCCGCGGCAGCTTGTTCCACCAAGGCGGCGTTTTGCTGGGTAAGATCGTCCATCTGCGTAATAGCGTCATTGACCTGGCTGATACCATTGCTCTGCTCTTCGCTTGCGCGGGTGATGTCGCTCATGATGTGCGCCACCTGATGCACCGAACCGACGATCTCTTGCATGGCCGCACCGGCCTGATCGACCAGATTTGCACCAGCGTCGACCCGCTGCACCGAATCGCCGATAAGCTGCTTGATCTCCTTGGCCGCGCTGGCGCTGCGCTGGGCCAGTGAGCGCACTTCTGACGCCACCACCGCGAAGCCGCGCCCCTGCTCGCCAGCACGGGCGGCTTCCACAGCGGCGTTGAGTGCCAGAATGTTGGTCTGGAACGCGATGCCATCGATGACGCTGATGATATCGACGATACGCCGCGAGCTGTCCTTGATCTGTGCCATCGTCTGAACCACATCGTTGACCACTGCTCCGCCCCGTTCAGCCAGCTGTAAGGTCGAACCGGCCAGATGGTCGGCCTGACGCGCGTGCTGGGTGTTATTTTGCACTGTCGACGTCAGTTGCTCCATGGCGCTGGCGGTTTCTTGCAGACTCGAAGCTTGCGATTCAGTGCGGCGCGAGAGGTCGGCGTTGCCGGCAGCAATCTCGCCCGAGGCGTGCTGGATGACGCCGATGCTGGCACGTACCTTGCCGATGATGCCGCCCAGGCTTTGGGTCATGTCATTGAGCGAGCCCAGCAACTGCGCCGACTCATCCCGCCCCCGTACCACCGCGCGTGCGGTCAGGTCGTAACTGGCTACGCGCCCGGCCATGTCCACCGAGGCCAATACCGGCCCGGTGACCGAGCGGGTAATCAACACCCCCAGCCAGGAGGCCAGTGCCGCCAGCAGGAGGACCGAGCCCAATACGCTGAACTGCTCGCGGCGCAGCGCAGCGTTCTGGGCATCCAGTTGCGCGGCCAGGGCTTCGGTGACCGCACCGATGGCCTTGAATTGCTCATCGATAGCCAGGGTGAATCGCTGGAAATAGGTCTGCGAGGAAAAACTCATCTGCTCCGGCAGGAGGACTTTTTCGCGGGTGAGCTGAATGACTTCATTACCCATGCGATCGGCGTTCTGGAAGCGCTCCCCGAGCAGGCTACCCAACTGCGCATTGACGGCTACTGCCTTGCCAAAGGACTTCTTGGCCGCTTTCAAGCGCTCTTGGGCGCGCTCGAGCATGCCCACTAGCTCCAGCCGCTCTTCCAGTTTGAGTTCCTTCTTGAGCAACAGACTGGCACCCCGCGCACGAGCGCGGCCCAGGTCTTCAGTCAGCGCCGGCATGGCGATGAAGGCTGCATTGATGAGCTGCGTGCTGTCGAAGTCGGGGTCGACGGTGTAATGGTAACGGTCAAGCATGCGCTCGTTGAGATCGAAGAGGGTGCTGATGGCAGCACTATGGGCGGAAAAACTGTCCGGCGGGCTGATTGTCTTGGCGGCGACGGCATCGCGCATCCTGCTCCACGACGCCACCAGCGCTTTGAAACTGTCCAGTACGCCCGGTTCCTCACTGCCCCACTGCGCAAGGCCATCACCAAGCGCCTGCAGCGCCAGGTCGACTTCACCGGCCTTGGCCTGGCGAGCAGCGACCATGTCGGCTGCGCCATTGAGGACAACCGCTGACAAGCCCCGATGCTGCTGCATCAATTGCACGCTACGTAGCAGCCGGCGCATCGGCTCCACGCCGGCGATCTCTTCTTGCTTGAAACGGATCACGCGTTCGGTGCTGCCATAGTAGAGCGCGACCGGCACCCCGAACAACAGCAGGCCCAGCAGGCCCAGCAACGCGAATTTCTGCCATAACCTCAGGTTGGCCAATAGTTTCGCCATGATTGATTTTCCCTTGATGTGCAGTGGGTTGGCCGGATGGCGCGAACCCGCGCCGTGGCGGCGCTTGTCGTAGATTGTGATGTATCGAGGAACATGATGCCACGCACCGCGCGTGCAGCAGGGGAAAAAAAAGGGGCAGTCCCGCCTCTGTTCATGAATTACGTCAAGTTTGGCCAAAACTTGCTCTGCAGTCACACCCTAGTCGGTCATGCGTCGGTAACACAATTTCCATTGGTGCATGCGATCGCAGTTGTAGAAGGCCTGCCTTAACCGCAAATTTCGAGATGTCGAAGAAGCGTTTCTCGAATTCTTATCTCATCTTCCGTAGCAAAACCAAGCAATGGCCTGGCTGGGTACTTATAGCTCGGCCCACGCGGCGCCACCTTATCTGGCAATCCTTCATGATGCACGCGCGCGATACGTGCCACCTTCCCAAAGAAACCGACCGAGGCCTGGCTGGCATCTGCCTGGATCTGCAAGTAAGCATTCGTGCGCAGCTTGTTGAACATCGCTGCCTTCTGCCGCTTGATCCGTCCAGACTTGCCACGCAGTTCCTTGCGGTTCTTACGCGCCGGATAAGGCGTGCCATCGGGCGCTACCTGCTGGGCGATCAGCCGGGCATGCTCACGCCGCAAATCATTGGCGACCTGGCGCACAAGCTGAAGCCGTTGCGCGGGCTGTATCTTGGCGATGAGGGCACCGGCCCATTCTTCGAGGCGTTGCAGATCATCAATCATGGCAGTGTCGGCACGTCCCATTCGGCCAGCAGGCTATCCCCTTGGTAGAGCTGCCAGAAGTCATCAGCGAATGGCGGCGTCAGATGAGGCTCGGCCGCGTGGATGATCTCCAGCCGCCCGCCATCTTGCCGTTTGATAATGGTGCGCTCGGTGAGCGCCAGCTTGATCGACAGATCGAGGGAGTCGGCGCTGTTCATGTCCACTTCGAAGCGGATGGCCTTCTTGGCGTTTTCCGGGTTGGCAAACGCCTCCCGTTGATGAACCCGCATCCACGCCAGCAGCGGCACGAACACCAGATCGAGGTCCAGGCCGATGTCGGTCAAGATCAGGTTCAATACATAGTCATATTCGAAGGACAGACCGGCCGTGCCCGTGGCACGCGATCCGCCCTCATCGATGAAGATGTGCAGCTTGTCTGGATTCTGCGTCAGGTCCTTAATGGCCTTGCGCAGGTAATCCCGCAGGTTTTTGGGCTTGTACATTCAGTTTCTCGCGCAAGGCGTTATAGGCGTCGATTAGGGCATTGCTTTGTCGGATGGCGTTATCACCTTCACTGGCGATGTCGTCAAGAAACTCTGCTGCCGCTGGCGTAAGTTCGGCTCGCGCTTCCTGGCCAGCTCCACCGGTAGCGCCGGTATCTGCGCAGCCGGGCCAGGCTGGCACTGCAGCGTTGACGGGGACTGACAGCCGGATAGCGCCGCTGCGCACGCCAGCAATGTAAGTGTCTTTCTCATGGCGGGCTGCATCCCTTTCATTGGTGAGCTTGTCGGTAATGGCCTGGATGGCGTCGCGTGCGTTGCGCTCGGCCTGTAGAACCTGTTGCGCGCGTTCTGCCCTGGCGTCCGCCGCTA